GATACAAATGAGAATGACGTGCTGTGCTAATGGTAATGATATGTGGCTCACCTTTCTCTGGTGGTTCGTATTGTCCACACATACTGTCATCATGCACAATCACAAAGTCTACTTTAGATGCAGGCGGAAGTTTATACTCGTCAAAGACAGGGAACTCTATTAAAGCCGAATAAAGATTGGCTATGTTGTTCTCTGTAATAAATGTCATATCGTGGCTTTAGGTTTAAATAGTTTAGCGTCAAATACTGCTGTTTGGTTTATCTCTGGGAAATAAATGTAGACTGCTTGTTTGCCTTCATAGCTATCAGACTTCCAACAACCTTCATGATTAGGATGACCTCTGTCAGTTGCATAAGCAGCGTATTCATAACCTTGTAAGCCTTGTTTTGTAAAGATACATGATTCTGTAGTTAATACTATTTCACCTGCTTCTGTAGCCATGCTCATTTCTTTTACAAATTCTTTAGCTTCTGCGTAGTCATAAAGAAACACCCACAGCAACAATAAAGTTATTGCCATGAGTAATTGTTTCATGTTACTTTCCTAGCCAATGATTAGTTACAAAGGTAATAAAGCCACCAATAGCAGAGGCAATAGCCATGCCTGCCCAGAAGCCACCTTTAGACTTGTTTGCAAGCTCTAGGAGCGACTTTATATCTGTTTCCATACTATCTACCTTATCTTGTAGAGATTGGACTTGTGCGGTTAGTTTTCCGTACTCAAATGGGTCTATTCCGTTACTCATTATTGTCCTTACTGTGAAAGTAAACCAGGGTACTGGTTGTTTAATTCAAATTGTTGTTCTATAAGCTGTCTTGCTAAAGTATTTCTAGCACTATTATCTAAAAACATACCAAGACCTTGATTTTGTTTTTTGTATAGTTCTAGTGCTGCTCTACCTTTAATTTTAGGATTATCTAATAATGACTGACCAAAACCAACTAATGCACCAGGGATACCACCTAAAGCTCCACCAGCACCAGTTTTTGCAGTAGCACCAAGACCTAATAAATCTCTATTTTCAATACGACCTACAGCTCTTTGAAGATTAGGTTGTAGTTCTTTTAACGCACCATATTGTGTATTAATAGATTTAAGTTCTGGCATAAATCCTTCTAGTGATGTTTTTGCTACGTCTGCCATAGCTCTATACGCATCTTCTTTTGCAATAGATGGTTTTGTAGGCGCTCTTCCAAAATCAATACGCTTATAAGCGTCTGATTTAAAATCTTGAAGTTGTTGTGGTGTTACAGAGGTAATTTTATTTTGTTTTAAATATGTGTTAAACTGCTTTTCAATATCATTAATTTCTTTAATATCTTGTGCTGCTTCAATTTTAAAACCACCTGATTTTTTCTTAACATCTTTAAGACTTTCTAATACTTTTGTAGCTGGAATTTTAATGTTTTGGTCAGTAGCATTAGTAATTAAAGTATCCATTTTATCACCAAGCTCACTAAGTTTAGATTGAACTTTACCTAAACCTTCATAATTTAATGGTATTTGATTTTGAAGTGCAGTCTCAGTAATTCTTGCTCTTTCTGCTGGTGATAAAGTGGTAGGAAATTTAGCTGCACTCTCATACATCATAGGAGCTACAGTCTTAGGAATTACTTTAGATGCACCATACATAGTAGTATTAGCTGCTAAATTTAATGGGTCAATTGCTGTTCCAAATTGAGCAACTTTTTCTAATGCAGGAGCTGCCTTTGCACCAAGTTTAGATAATGATGCAACTTTTGCAGCACCAGAAGCTCCACCTGTAACAAACATAGATAAATCACTTAATATGCTTGCAGGGTTATTTTGCAATTCAGTTAGAAAAGCATCTTTGCTACCATATTTATTGCCAAAATATTCACCCATAGCATCAGCGTATTTTTCTTCAGGATATGGTCCACCAGGAATAGCTTTTTCTGCTACACCTAATGCTAAATTACCAATACCTTTTATTGTGTCAATTGGTTGTGTAATTGCTCCAATAACATTTTTACCTTCTTGAATAACACTAGGAAAAAAGTTTTTTGCAGCTTCCTTTCCTGAAAACTGAAACTTAGATGCTTCCTGTTGTTTAGCAGCTTGATATGCTTGAGCAATAGTTTCAAATTCAGGTGTTCCTTGTTTGTCTTGATTGCTAATAATCCATTGTGCGTAATTTGAAGCTGAATTAGCCATTATATATCCTTATTTAGTTCTCTTTAAAATTTCGTCTGCTTGATTAAATATTTCTTGATTTGGGTTATTAACACCAGGCTTTGCTTCAGTCAATCGTTTAAATCTTTTATCAACATCTGCACTTACAGCAAGCCCTAATCTATTATCTTCTGTAGCAAGACCTTCATAACTAAATGTACCTGCTTGATATTGTTTTCTAGCCCAATCAGTAAGTTTAGCATTACGAGTTGCATTAGCTTCTGCAATTTGAACCATAACTTCTCTACCTTCTTTAGAAGTTGCAAGACTTGGAAATGCAGATTTATAAGCATTAAATTCTAAGTCAGATGTAGAGCCACTACCAGGTGTTCTAATTTCAGTAGCACCTTTAGTTGCAATAGCATTAATAACTTGATTAACATTAGCAGTTGGAGTGCTAATACCCAAGAAGTTTTGTAAGTCAGAAGTTAATTTAATTGCACCACTACCTTGTTGATTACCAATTAATGAACTAATGGTTCTTGTTTGATTTGCAATACTCCTAGAAGAATTTGTGTTTGCAGCTAAGCCTTCTATTGTACCTTTATCAATATCAAGAATAGCTTTAGCAGGAGCATTATTAATAATATTTGTTGGTCTTGATAAAGTTCTTAATTTTTCTTCACGTGCAAAATAGTCTGGGTTTTGTACCCCATATTCAAACTGACGAATATCATTAGGAATTGCTTTTAAACGGTCTAGTTCAGCATCTCTAAATTCTTTAGCTATTTTAAGTTTATTCATTTCGTTTTCTGCGGCTGTGTTATAAACACCTTGTGCACCTTGCATACCACCCAAAAATGATTTACCAAGAATAGCACCTAAACCAATATTTTGGTTTTTAGGTTGTGCTAAATATGTTGCACCTGCACCTAAAATGCCAGATAATAAAGATTGATTTTGAAGTCTTTCTTGTTGAGCTTGATTTAATAAACCAGGAATTGCAGGATTTTCTCCTCTAGCAGGTACTCCAGATAAGTAATCAGGAAGTCTAGCTCCAAATATATTCATACCGCTAAATAACCCACCTAATCCACTATTTGTGTCAAATAATGCCATAATATTATCCTCTGTAACCTAATTGTTGTAATCTCATACGTTCTTCATCTGTAAGTGGAATACGAGCCATCATATCTAATAAACCATTTTTACTTGGGTTAGGGTTTGCATTAGGTGATACATTCATTAATGCAGAAGATGGGTCATAATTACCTCTTGTAATAGGTGGAGCAGGTGGAGCTTGCATTTGTTGCTGTGGTTGATTCAAAGCATCAAAACCTTTAGCACCTAAGTTAATCTTGTCCATTGTAGACATATTGGTAAAAGGATTGCCAATGTTATTAGTTAAGAAAGCACCTGTTTTGTCCATAAGACTAGATGCACCTAATCCACCATATACGCTAGGAGTTGCACCTAATCCTGCTGTTGCACCAGAAGTTAATAAACTAGCATTTAAAGTAGGAGTTCCTAATATAGCTGGAGCAACAGTACCAGCAGCAACTTCAGCACCGCCAGCAGCAGTAGCAGCAGTTGCACCCGCACCACCTACTGCACCAGCACCTAATAAACCTGCACCACCTGCTCCAAGACCAGCACCTAGCAATGCTGCTTTAAATGGATTTTGACCTGTAGCAAGACCACCTACTGCACCTACACCTGCACCTATAAGGGCAGGAACTAATAGTTGACCCATGTTATACCTTTCCTGCTAAGTAGCAGATTGGCTCAATAATTGCACGATATAAGCGACCTAGTGGGTCACGTTTTTTGCCACGCATTTCTTTCCATAAGTCAGCAGTTCTGTGACGTGCAATATGTTCTGAAATCTTACGAACAAGTTTACGAGCAAATGTTTTCTTTTCACTAAACGCAAACGCAACTACTGGCAAGAATAGTTTGTGGTAACCTTTTTCAATTGTTTTAGCATTAGGCATAGTAGCTGAATGTTGTAACCAGATAGCTTGTCTAAAGCTACCAAAGCCATAAGCCTGATTCATAGCTGTACATACTATTTTACTACCACCAGATTGAGTGGTAGTAGATACTTGACCAGTTGGTACACCATATGCACTTTGTAGGTATTGAGATAGCTTTTGATATGGTAAATTTTGCTGATAATTAAATCTATCAATGTCAGCTTGTAATGCAGTTTTAGAATAATCTTCCGCAGTCTTACCTACTCCAGCTAATCTATCAATATCATAATAATCAGCTTGAGCCATAGTTGGAGCATTTTGAGCAGCTTGGTTTTGCATACTACGTTCATTAGCATAGTTGCTGTAGGCAAGTTCCCCATACTTATTAGCGAGTGTATTAGACAATGTATTGGCAGCTCTGTTTTGAATGTCAGCAGATACGTTAGAACCATAACGACCAGCCCTAGAAGCATTACCTTGTGCAGCCATGATAGCGTCATTGTAGTTTTGTGTAGCACCTTGTGCAGCACCAGCTAGAGCTTGGTTGAAGTAAGGATTGTTTTGTAAGTAAGCACCACTAATAACGTCTGATTGCTGTTGTTGTCCTTGTGCAAGTAATGGGTTACCAGCTAATGCACGATTTTGTGTAGCTTGTAATGCAGCTTGTGTTTGTGCAGATGGACCTACATAAGTTTGTCCGCTATAGTATTGTGGTGTATTAGACTCATAAAGACCTTTAGCTTGTTCTAGTCCGTACTGAACAAAAGGTTTAACGGTTGGGTCTAGTTGTGTGTTAGTTGTAGACGTTCCACCACCACCGCCACCTTTGTAGAATGTAAAGCTGTCTACTAAATTAAATAGCCAATTATTAAGATTAATCATGTTATTTGTTTCTCCACTATAATGTATCTGTTTTTAAATCCGTAAGCACGTTTCCAAAGCCTAGCTACTGCTTCAAAAGCTGCTCCCTGTATTTTTGTACCACCGTTAGCCTTAACCCATTGTTCAAACTCACCAAAGCCTTGTTTGTCTGTCTTGCCACCAATGGCTGTTATAAATGCTACCCTGTCGTTAGGATAGTTAATCCATTCTATGGTCATAGCACATTTAATTATTAAATCTTCTTCTGCACCCACACACAATACTTGTCTACCTTGTGTAAGCAATACTTTAAGTTGGTCAAGGTCATACTCACCACCAGAATGAGCCATAGCTCTATCTAGCATAATTTCTACCTTATCCCATGTTTGTTGTATATGTTCTGTAGGAACTACATAAAACTTTAACACTCAAACCTCCATGTATATGGTTTAAACCTTAGTTGTTTATAGTAAATTAGAGAATCTGCCAGCACCTGCACTTGGTACTCCAGCGTTTTGCATTGCACTTAATAGTGAATTAGGATTATTTAAGTAAGCATTAATGTCTGGCATTTGTTCTGGTGCAATGTACATAGAATAATTTGGAAGTGGACTTGGGTTTTCAAAAGAACCTCCAGCACCACTAGAACCTTGTGGTGAAGAGCCAATATAATTTCTACTACCTCCACTACCACCCATCATAGTACCACCGAACATAAAAGGTAAAACACCTGTATTTTGAGTATAATACTGACCTTTTGCTGGGTCATAAAATACTGCACCACCACTCTGAAAAGGATTGGCTGGAGGAGTAGGTGTAGTTTCTGCTGCTTTTGGAGCATTAATATTTACAGGTGCTGTATACATTCCAGCATAAGGAGCATCAGGTGTTGTATAGTTAAAGTTTTGACCTTGCGTAGTTGTGTACCCACCACCTTGATAAGTTGGCATAGTAAATTGTGGTGCAGCTTCTTGCGTAGCACCTTGATTAGTTAAATCTTGTAAAAATCTTTCACCCATAATTCTTTCCTTAAAGTATAAATTCCCATGTTTGAGGTTTAAAACCTAATTCTCTTGCACTGCGTTCCCATCCCTTACGTTGAGATGAAAAGGTAACCCTAGACTTACCACCTTGTTTTGCTATTGCTTGAATTTCTTGAAATGCTTGTTGAAATAATATTTTGTCATTAAGTGTAGACCATGTAGCCCATACATGAAGTGTATTTCCTATAGGTTGAAGCACTACAAAACCTACTGGCTTATTATCTGCCATGCCAATAAATAACATAGACCTGTTTTCGTAACAATCACAGTAAACATCTTCTACTATCCATTCTGTGTGACCTTTAGCACGAACTAACTCAAGACCATTTTTAACATAATCCCAATGTGAACGTAACTGGTCTTTAGGTATGTAGTGTAATATCATCCTACTATTATATAACGATAATTCCTTGAAACGCCATGACTTCCATGATGAACTGTGCAAGAACCTTGTGCAAAGGTATCAAAGTAAATACTTCCTAATTCAGCAGCAGAGTTACTGTCTAGTGGCATAAATACAATGACTGAGTTAAAGCCTATACGTTCATCACTTAGCGTAGTAGTTGTAGTACTAATAGTTGTAGAAAACTCACCTGTGTTATTAGACTTACCTTCTACAAGATTGTTTACAATTTCTGCTATTTGTCTAGGGTCACCACCAACAGGCGATAGCTTGCGGTACATATCACGAGCCATTATCTATTTCCTTGTTCAGAGTAATCTATATCCATTCCAATAGCAGAGAACCAGTTAGCACCTGTAGGCACAAAGTTTACTCTATGATAACGACTAGCACTTCTTACAGGACATCTACCTTCTGAGCTTGCAGATACACTAGAACCAAATGTAATAGTATCGTCTAACATACGTCTAGAAGCCACAGAAACGTCCGCAGAGCCATTATCTACAGAAGGTCTAATAAGGGTAAGCACAGAGTTATATCCGTATTCTAGGTCGTTTGTAGTGATACTGGCTGTAGCATTAGTGCCTGTAAAGGTAATAATCTTAGCATCACGCACACCACCAAAGATAAACTTACCACCTTTGTATAGTCTGTCATCCATTGTAGTTACAAGTGTGTCTATAGTCTTTAGTGCTGCGGCTGAGGCTGCCATATCAATAGCTACACCTGTGCCTGAGCCTACGCCTGTAGCTGTAAATAATACGCCTACAGTATTGGCAACTGCACCTATAAGTGTGTAATTTGTTGTTCCTACAGTTCTAATTGTGTATTGTTTTGTGGCTACAAAAGAACCTGCTGTTACATTATATGCAGTATCTATACCATCTAATGTTGTACCTGTAGTAGCAAGGGTAGATAAATAATCTACATCTGTATCAGCCTCACACCATTTTTGTGTTTGGAAGTTATAGATAAGTAATGCTCTGTTACCTGAAGCTGTTGTATAGTTCCAAATAATTAAGTTACGTTCTGGGTCTACTGCTGTTGATATAGTATCAATGTCACCAATGTTAGTGTTGTTAAAGAAATATCTATCTACTTTTTCTGAACCAATACCAGTAATTTGTTGACCATTACATGAATAGAAACCATCATCTGATAAGAAATATGTTACACCGCCATATTGAGCTATAGAGCCACCTTCTATACAACCTATGTTACGACTAATTGTGTCAAATTGCCAAAAAAATGGTGAGCCAGCATATGACATTCTCACAATAGCTTTTTCTAGAAATACTATACCATACTCTCCGCCTGTAATACCTGTAATGTCCCCACCATCTGGAAGCTCTTGGAAATCACTTTGTGATGCACCGCCTGCTGTCCAATCAGTTGGGTCATTTATATCTGACCATTGGACTTTTGCTGGATTTGTGCCTGCACCTATATTTGCACACACTACAAAATCACGCACAACTGTTACAAACTTAGCGATAGGAGCTGTTGCAGCTAAATCACCAAAATAAGAGGATGAGTTTACATCATAATATTGCACTTTCTCAGAACCATTTGTAGCGATAGCAAAGTTACCAAACTGTATAAATTGCCACCTATAAATACTTGTATAATTAGGAGCTATAACTGTGCCAGTAGCTGCTGCACTTGTAATATTTCCAGTTACTAAAGCGTAAGTAAACGTAGTAGAACTAGGCACGGCAGTAATGGCATAAGTACCATCAAATGTATTATTACTTGCGTCTACTGTTACAGTATCACCTGTGCTAAAGCCATGAGCCAGAGCAGTAGTAATTGTAGCTACGTTAGATGTTAAGGCTACAGTAGTAATGCTTCGTGATGCACTTTTGCCTACGTTATCTAATGCTAAAGTAGATGAGTCTATCTTAAATAATTTAGTTAGACCGCCTGCAAATATAGAAACGTCACTATCTAACTTAGCAGCAAAGACGTTAGTTAAATCTTCGCTTGCGTTTTCAGAATAGTTTACTGCTGACTTAAATGCACCATACCCTACAGCTAAAGGAATGACGTTATTAGCTTCTGATACTGTGTCTAAAATACTAGGTTGGTCAGGTAACCATTCTTTAAATTGTATGCGTTGTGTAGGCATAATTTACTCGTACATAATGTTAATAGAGCCAGCATCAAAAGTATCTGTTCCGTTGACTGTAGTGATGCGGATGCGGTCTAGTGTTGCTGATAGTTCTTTTGAGCCAGCACAATAACCAGTTTGAATTGAAGAATTATATATAACACCTGCGACTGTCCAAGCATTGCCATTTAATAATGTAAATACTATTGACCCTGACAAAGTATCTGTTGCACTAGCTGAATTTATTGGGATGCCTGCTGTTGAGTACAGTCCAGAAAACCCTACTGCTCCCTGCACCGTTTGAGAACCGCCCAAATATCCTGTATTTTCTATTCCACCCGCATCGCCTAATTGTACTAATTTTCCACTAGTTCCACTTGTAGATACACCACTAAGCATCACAGTAATACGTTTAGCGTAAGTAGGAATACCTGTAAAGTCTATAGATGTACCACTTGTAGACGCTTGGGCTGTTGCTGATGTTAATTGATTTGTTGCAGAACTTATCCATGTATTAGTTGTAGCTGTGCCAGTACCACTACCTGCTCCTGTAGCTGTAAATACAACACCAACTGTATTTGCAGATGCACCAATAGATGTAAAGCTAGTTGTTCCAACTGTAAGAATAGTGTATTCAGTGTCTACTACAAATGAACCTGCTGTGACTGTTGAAGTTGTACTTGATGTTAAAACATTTCCTGTTGTTCCTGCTGGAATTAATGTAGGGGATGATGTGCCATTGCCTAAAAATAAATTATTAAGTTTTAATGTGCTTGCACCTGTACCTCCTTTAGATACAGACAAAGTTCCACTAGCCGCAGACATTTTAATATTAGACGAACTTACTGTAGACCCAGTATCTGCTATTGATGATATATTTGATGCAGTTCTAGCATAGGTAAATGTAGTAGATGTTGGAATACTTATAATAGTATATGTGCCATTAACAGTAGTTTGTGTTGTAGCAGTTACTGTAACACTATCATTTGCTAAATATCCATGAGCTGCTGATGTAGTAATTGTTGCTACATTTGATGTAAGAGCTACATTAGATATTGTGCGTGTTATTTGTACTCCAGTACCACCTTGAGAAACAGATAATGGTGTTGTAAGACCTGTAATAGATGTAATATCAGAATTTGCACCTGTTGCAGCAGCACTTAATGCTGTTCTTGCTGCACCTGCCGTAGTAGAACCTGTGCCACCTGCTGTAACAGGAATAGTATCTCCTGAAGTACCTGCTTGTAAGTCTTTTAGCTGTGCCATTACTGTTCTAATAGCGTTGTTTACGTTAGCAGGTGAACATCCTTCAGCAATGTTAATATTGCTAATGTCGGTGTTATTTGCAGATGTTGATGAATATTCACTAATTTTTGTCTTTGCCATTTTTTATCCTATTTGTGACCATGTGTTAGAACCTGCTGATGCAGTTGTCCAAGTTTCTGTTCCTGTTGCTATTGTTGTCCATGTTTCTGTACCTGCGGTAGATGTAGTCCATTCCTCACCTAAACGATAACCTTTAGCGGTGACTGTGCCTGAAGCAGATATGGTAGGCGATACATTAAATATCCTAAAGGCACTACCTGTAAATAACCCTGAACCATTTACATTTGCTATACCTAGTTTAGTAAGAATACCTGCTGCTGCTACTAAACCTGATGCTGTGATAGCACAAGAAGCAAATATAGTAGAGAACGCATCACAAGTGACAGTTACAATACCATTGACATTAGCTACACCAAAATGTGTTGTACTCGCTAATGAGCTATAAGGTGTTTGAGAAAATGCACTTATACCAAACATATATTAACTCCAGCGTTGTTTAATTTCTGTTATTTTATCAAGCCATTTTTTTAAGTTTTTTTTAATAGCTTGTTTTTGTTGTTTGGGTGCCATGTCCATTATCCTATAATTGTTGCAAAGGTACGAGGGGTAGCAACAAACGGTGTATATACAATAACGATTACTCCTTGTGCTCCTGCTATACCAGCTCTTTGAGCTACATTTGAAGAGGCTCCACCGCTACCACCAGCTCCATATAATCCTGCTGTGGTATTATTAGCAATATTACCATTACCTGTACCACCAGCACCACCTCCGCCACCATAGGTAGATATAATATCTATGCCATTTCCACCATTTCCACCATCAGTTCCAGTAGCTCCACCTCCGCCACCACCACCGTTAGTTCCGTTTGCTCCTGAAACTCCACCGCCTGTGCCTAAAGAATTATTACCACCATTTACTGCAGTAGAACCTGTAGCTGTAGCACCAGCAGTTCCACCACCATTACCGCCACCTCCGCCACCTGCTGAATCGCTACCTGTGTTTACTGAAGCAGCACCACCTGCACCACCTGTGCCATTTGGTCCCCCTGCTCCACCGCCACCACCAGACGCTTGACCATTAGCTGTATTTGTTCCACCACTACTGCCTACTCCACCTGCAAAGGCTTGTGTAATTAATCCTGATACTGATTGTGCTGTGCCCCCTGCACCACCTGTAGATGCTAATGTAGCTGTTGTTACAAGACCACCAGTACCGCCATTGGCAGTATATGTAGTAATGCCATTATTAAATGTAGTATTGCCACCATTACCTGCGGTAGATGAAGCACCGCCAGCAGCACCTAAAGTTCCTGCACTTCCTATAGCTACTGTATATGATACAGATGGAGTTAAAGTAACATTAGTTAATTTTGTATATGCACCACCACCACCACCTGCTCCACCTGCTCGTTTACTTGTATCGGTTGCAGCACCTGAACCGCCTCCGCCTCCGCCTATTAAATAAATAGCATTATTACTTGAGTTCCAATCAGCAGGAGCAGTAAAAGTTGTGCCTGATGTTAATACTGTGGTTGCCATTAAATATCTTTACTAGAATCTATAGGGTTATTTGAAGTAGTATTTATATCTTGTATAATAATTTCACTACCATTCCAATAAGCATTATCAGGTAGTAATTCTAAATAATATTCTTCAGAGATTTCGTCTGTAATTTCAGCCATAATAACATTTATAGGTGTATTAGTAGCTTTATCATAAACAATACAAATAGCCATTTATTAAGTCCTTGTCACTTTAAGTGATAATGTTACCCTTGTAATAGTAGTTGCACTATCCACATTAAATCTAATTGTATCACCAGCAGTAATAGATGATGTCCATCCTGTTAATGTTGAACTTTGACCTTTGGTTGCTGTTGTAATAGTTGGTTTTGCTGACCCAGTAATAGTATCTGCTACTGTAGCAGGATAGTTTGCGTATGTATCTTTCCAAATATCAACTACAACAGAACCTGATTGGTCTGCTAATAATGTCCATTCATTAATAGTACAAGCAAAAGGAATTGTAATATCCCCTTTAATCCCAGTAGTAATTGCAGAGCCACCACCATCAATAATAAATGTAACAGAAAGTACATTAGGATTGTTTGTAATACCAGTTCCACCATTAGCTACTGGTAAGGTGCCTGTTACTCCTGTAGTAAGTGAAAGCCCTGTGCAACTTGTTAATGTTCCTGAAGATGGAGTTCCTAAAACTGGAGTGGTTAAAGTAGGTGATGTTGCAAATACTAATAAACCTGAACCTGTTTCATCTGTAACAGCAGATGCTAAATTAGCACTTGTAGGTGTAGCAAGAAATGTAGCAACTCCAGTACCTAAACCAGAAACACCTGTTGATATTGGTAGATTTGTACAAGAAGTTAATGTGCCAGAGCTAGGTATGCCTAATACTGGTGCTGTTAGTGTTGGTGATGTAAGTGTTTTATTTGTAAGTGTATCAGTAGTAGCTTTGCCTACCAATGTATCGGTAGAAGTTGGTAAAGTTAAAGTGCCAGTATTGACAATAGTAGCAATAACTGGTGATGTTAATGTCTTGTTAGTTAGCGTGTCGGTTGTAGCTTTACCTACTAAAGTATCTGTAGCTACAGGTAGTGTCAGGACAGAAGTACCTGCGGTTGCTCCTGATAATACTGTGGTTGTGCCTGATGTAGAACCACTAAACTTAACACCTGTAGCACCAAATGTAGGTAGTGTTGCAAATACTAGAGAACCTGAACCTGTTTCATTTGTGACTGCTGCTACTAAATTAGCTGATGACGGAGTACCTAAAAAGGTTGCAACGCCTGTGCCTAAACTTGTAATGCCTGTGCCACCATTGGCTACTGGAAGCGTACCTGTTACACCTGTGGTTAAAGGTAGCCCTGTAGCGTTTGTAAGCGTAGCGGATGCTGGTGTTCCAAGAGCAATAGCATTACCACTAGCGTCTAAATATAACCCTTTATCAGCAGGGTAGGTACAGAATACATCTTTAGAGTTAGCAGCAAAGCTAACTGCTGCATTACTATTAGATGATGCAATAACTGTTGTCCTAGCAAGCGTACCTGCGGCTACTGTGCCTACACCTACTTCAAATGCACCTGTAGTACCGTCTACAATAGCGTAGTAGGTTGTATTAGTATTGCCTATAGCACTAGAAAATGTTTGGAAACCAGTAGATGCACCAGCAAGGGTAAGTGTACCTGTGCCTGATGTAACGCTTGTTTCTTTAACCCTGTCTTTAACGACTAAAGCCATGACTTATCCTTATGCTAAAGTAACGGTGAGTGCGGCACTTGCTATTTTAAATATATCCGCAGCATCAACTGTTTTACTTGTGTCTAATGGTGTATGGTATAAAAGGTTTCCTGATGTAGATGCGTCATAAATACCTATGTGACTGACAACTCCCCACGCCAAAGTGCAAGTGGGAAATGTAACATCAGCAGAGTTTGTAGTGACACCATTACTAGGCGCACCAAAGGTAACTGCTGTTCTAGCATAAGCACCGCCTGATACTTCTGTGCCTGTGTCTGCGTCTGTTGGGTCTGTAGTAAATAGTGCTACATAAACTGTTGTAGGTGCTGTGTAAGATGTTGCTCGTAGAGTGACGTTAATTAAAGCGTTCTCTAGGTAATTACTTAATTCTGACATGGTATTGCTCCTGTTAAATTGTGGTCATAACTAATGGACTACCTGCATACTCACTAGATTCATCTGATGATGATAGAGAAGCTAATCCTCTATCGTATAGAGCAGCCCAAGTTTGTATTCTTGCGTCATTAATTAAGTAAGGTTCTGCTTCGCCCAATGCAGCATAAAGTAATAAATCAGGGCAAGTAGCCAAAAATACATTAGATGATACTGATGTGCTTAATGGCGTAGGTGTTGCGTAATAAAGTATTTGTATTGTATGAGCAGAATCAGGTATAGGTGCAAATTGAAACTCTGCTGCTAATACTGTGTATTTAGTAGGTTTGCCTAAATTAGTCGTATGTGCATTGTTAAAAAAACTACTAGGGCTTAAATATTCTAATGAAGCTGCTGGGTTCGTATCTAAATGTATTTCTCTGATAGCTAGGAAATCACTAGGTAGTGCTACAGTAGAATCTGATACTGTCATAGCTGATGTGGCTACTTTAAGCATTTGTCTGATACGCAAATCTCTTTTAAGTCGTAATTCTGCTAGTGTAATAAAGTCTGGGATTTGTGTTGTTAAGTCTGTACGAGCCAAGTAATCAGCTACTACGGACTTTAATTCTGTAAATGTTGTAAATGCCATTATACTATGCCTTCACGAGTGCGAAACACTCTGTTATCTGGGTCATTAAGGAATTTTTTAAATGCTTTTTGGTCTATAACATGGAATCCACGAACAATTCCTCTTTTGTTTAATTCATCAAAAACAGTAAGTGGTATGCTTGCTATCTTGTTATCAAATAACTCATCACCCCAACGGGTACGTTTATCTGTGTATTTTCTTTGGTTGTTGTTATCTTCAATGATGTCTGTAACATCTTGTCTTGTTTCAATAATGACATTATCGTCTATGTTGTGTCTAACATAACCTCTAATGGGCGTGTCATTAATTGCTTTATTAAGTTCTTTTCTTTTCATAGAGGTTTAAAATCTTCTTCTGTTAATATAGGTTGGTCTTTTTTAGCATCAGCTAACATTATTTCTAATACTTCTATAATTTCTTTAGGACTGTTACCTACAATTGCATCTGTATCACCAAACGCTAAAGGTTTTCCATTTTTCTCATAAAAGACTTCATTCAATGCGTAATAATATTCAGGCTCATTTTCAGAACCTCGTTTAATAATTCTATAGTTCCACATCATTGATTGCCTTTGTAGCTTGTTGCCATTTACCATTACTATAAGCCCATCTTGCTAACTCTTTAGGTTCTAGTGTATGACCATAGTCATTAAACCATTTGTCTATAAAAGACCAATCTTGTTTAATTTCATTATCTATCATAATTTTCATTCATCTTTCTGTTTATAACTGTTTGATTGCAAACAAATTTGCCTGTATTTTTAACAAACTTGATTTAAACTGGCAAAAGCTATGATAAGTATACTTTACATCCGTTTTCATTCAAGTCATTGATTTATATAGAAAGAATGAAAATATTTGCATGAAACTTTAATAAACTTAAAAAAAGAAAGCCCTCCGAAGAGGGCTATCTCTATATTACTATTCTGCTAAGTCAGCAATAATTGCATGAGCAGCTTCGTTTCTCACTTCTAGTGTGTATTCTACTAAAAGTTGAGTTACGTCTGCGTCACCAGTTTTAGCCAATTCATTTGTTTCAAATGGGCGTAAATATGCAACTGCTGCCATTTCTGGGTCAAGAATAAATGCTACTTCACCACTATCACCAGAGTCTGCAGTCAAGAATCTGTTAGGAACAACAGATAATGTACCGAAGTCTGACAAGTAAACGTCAGCAGCACCAATAATTGTAGTTGGTTTGTTAGCTGGAGCCATATATCTTTGAGCAGCAACACCAGTAAATGCAGATACATTTACTTTTTGTGTTGGAGTTGTCATAAGAATAGTTGGAGTTCCACCAGCAGTATAAGCTGCTTTAACAGCAGTCTTAATCATTGCTTCTGTGAAAGCTGCATCAGTTCCAGATACACGAGCTGTTGAGCCTAATGAACCAGCAGTACCAGAAGTACCACCTACATAACCAGTTGATAACCATGTTTGTAATCCACCTAAAACACGAGCTACTGATGCACTACCTGTAGCTTTAACTGTATTGTTCAATAATGCTTTTTCCATGTCGCGTTTAATTTCAGCAGAAACTTTAGCAAGTTGGTAAGCCTTTTCAGATTTACGACCTGCTTTGTTAATTGCTTCCATAGTGCCAGAAATCTTAATTGTCTTTTCAGAAATTTGAGTTCTGTTATTAACACGAGTTGTTGGGCTTACAGTAATGTCAGAAGCTGTCGCACCTTCAACTGCTGCGTTAGTTGCAGCTGCTGCTAGTGAGTCAATTTGCCATTCATGTAAAACTGCTGTTGCTTTTGTTTTTCCTACTGAACTCATAAATGGAGTTTCTGTAGGTGAGATATTGTAAATCACATCAGATAAGTCTTCTCTTTGACCTATCGCTGTAAACGTTTGATACGTTGCCATGATTTTTCCTTATATTAAATTTTCAAATAAAGCTGCGGCATCTCGGACTTTGCCTGATTCTCGCAACTGTTGCGTTTGTCTTTTTATCGTTTCGTTGTTGTTTGGTTTAGCATTACCTGAACCTGCCTTCAGCATTTTTGGTGCTTCTGACACTTTCTTTGTAATGGCTGGCTTTGACTTTTGTAATTTGTCATACATCATAGCCTTATGCAAAGTAACAACGTGCCTAGAGTCATAGACTTGAGATAACTCTGCGTCTGTGAAACCAAGCGTTTTGCCATAGTTGCGAATTTCCTTACGGACTATTTCGCCTTTAGCAGGGTCTGAAAACTCTGGTAGGATTGTAGTTAATCTTTGTGCTTCTTGAGCAACTATTTGTTGCATGGCTTGAGCTTGTTCAGATTGTTGGATTTGTCCAATTCTGTACTGCTCGGCTCTTATAGCATTGAGTTGGTCTTTCTTTTCAGAAAGTTCAGCCACTTTAACAGCATATCCGATAGGGTCGTTTTCCTTTAGGTAAGATAAATCTTCCTGTGGCGTCTGTGAACTTATAAATTGCTCTATAGCTTGCAGACGTTGAGCATATGTATCTCTCGCATACTTGGCTTCCTCTATTGCTGCACGTTCAGCATCATTAGCCTTACGTTGTTCTGCAACTTCGGTAGTCTTTTTAGTGTAATCAGCACCAAGTTGATAACCTTTAACTAATTCATCAAGGGTAACTTCCTTTTCTTCGCCAGCAGCTTTTACCTTGTAGCGTGGTTGTTCCTCTTCTTCAGTTTCATCATCTTCTTGTTCTTCTTCAGTAACCTCTTCTTCTGGCTCTGCTTCTTGAGCTTCTGCTTCTACTGGTTCTTGTTCTACACCTTCTGATTCCTCTTTAGAGTTCGCTGGTGTATCCATTAAACTTTCAAACGCATTGGCTGCTTGATTTACTGTAAGCGTGCCACTTCCAGATTCTGGAGTCATGGTTGTTTCACTCATTTTATTTCCTATGTTTCCTCTAGGGGAGGTTACCCACTTTAGAATAGTCTAAAATATGTTCCATCGTTTACTCCTAATATCGCTAGTTTTAGTGATGCCTTCAAGAGTATGGATGAGTTCGTTTATACAAGCGATACGGTTGTATGCTTGCTCTCTAACTTCGTGTTCTGTGTGGTTAGAGTTAATAATTGTTTGTAAATGGTTATCTGTTATTTCTTTTATAACAGCTTGGAAATGTTCGTCATTAAGTATAGTGATAATAGACGCTACTTTATTAGACATTCATATTACCTTTTTGCATATCATTAAACTTAGATATAGCCTCTATAATGATTTTAGTTTGGTCACCACGAGTTTTCTCTGCATTGTTTTGTGCATCTGCTTGCATCTTCATTTCTTGCATTTGTAACTCTAATTGTTTACGAGCATTGTCTAATTGCATTTGTTCTTTATCTAATTCTAGTTTAGCCATTTCTGTTCTAGCTCTTAGGTCAGCTTTCTCACGCTCTACTTGAGCTAAGATTTGTGTAGCTTCTATTGTTGGGTCAGTCTTAGGTTGGTCTGCTTGTGATAACTGTGCATTTTGCTCTGGAGTAATGTCATTCATAAATGCAGTAGCATCTTTAAATCCTGCCATGTGGACAAACTTAGCTAAGGTATCTCTGTATTGTTTTATAGATACAAGTGGATTAGATAATCCATAACCTTGAATGATTTGTTCTTGTTTAGCAAGAATCATTTGCATAGTAGCTAACTGTTCTTGACGTGAGCCAGTACCCAAACCTACATTGATAGTGACGTTATAGTTGGTATCCCATTCTCTAGGGTCAAAAGGTGTGTATTCGTTGTTAATTTTAATTACACGAGCTTTATCTTGATACTTACATAGTAACTGTAAGATGCCTCTAAATAGGCTCTTAACGCCTGTTTCTGCAAAGATACGAGCTATTAATTCTAGTTTGCCATTACTAGCTGCACTCATAGCAGCAACTGCTGTAGCGGTTACATTCTGTAATACATCTGCACTTAACCCTTGTTGAGCATCACTCACACCTGTGCGTTTAGCTTGCACTTGGTCTAGGTATTCAAGCATAGGAAATGATTGTGCTGCGTTAGACTGAACTGTAATAGGTACGATAGCATTAGGGTTCTTCATACGAACCACGCCACCTGCTGTAGATGTTAGTAAGTCATCTAAATTAACTTGTCCTTCTATTGCACCGATACGATAGTTGTTTGTTAAATACATATTGTCTAGCATTTGTCTAACAACTGTAGACTTAATGAGTTGTAAGTCTAAAGCTCTATCCGCTAATGATTGACCATAAAACTTATGTGGTATAGGTAGTGGGCATACAGAATGAAAAGGTACATAATCACATTCCATATCTTCTAGTATTTGATTAGAAGCATAAAAGATACGTCTTAGTTCAGCTATGCCATCTTCGTTGTAATCTACCTTTATATAACACTCAAAGACTTCTACAATTTCCATTGATTCATCTTGTGTGGCATTACTAATAGGTTGTTCACCACGACTAAAACGAGCAATCTTATCTGGAGTAAAGTTTAAAGTATCGCCTGTGTCTAAAGTGTCTACTATATCTTTATCAAAACCCATAGCGATTAACTCTGAACGAGTCATTAAACGTCTGTGAGCTACAAAAGGTGATTCTTGTATAGTCTTTGCACGTTTAGATATTAAAAATTCTTCTGGCGGTACATTTTCTATCAAGACCTTACCATTGTTTACAGTCTTTTTAACTTTAACATTATGTGTTCTGTTGGTTTGCATCATAGGCATACCAGTCATAGGGTCTACTGCTGGCATCCCTGTCATTGGGTCTGTAACTTCTATACTGTTTTCTATAGTTTCTTGACTTACGACTTCAAGCTCTTGGTCTTGCATAAGCATAAGTAACTCATCATCTGATAAGTTTTCATACTTCTCTTTAGTTACGTCTTTCTTGTCATCCCAGTAGGCTTTTACAATACCTGTCTTTTGTAATAGTGCATCTTTAAACCAATTATGTAGAATTAGGAAGCCATCGTTATCTTTATAGAATACCCAGTTACAATATTCTGTAGCTTGTTTAGCAAGTTTCTCATCACCATCATTAACAGGTTGAAACTCTACAACTGCATCTGCTGATGTAAATACACGCATGAGCTGTGGTAATGCGCCATCCACTACTTCTGCAACTTCGCCTGTAACTATCTGGCTTTTGCCCTCTACCTCATTTCCGTATGCTTCCCGTAAATAATAATTTAAGGCTGTAGTTCTTTCATCTGTGGTGTCTGTTTCCAAGAAACCTAGCGAGTCATTGATTTCTGCTTCAATGATGCTTTTTAATTTGTTTGAATCAATCATTAAACTATCCAAGAGTTATTA